GGCTGATACCGTCGGAGGTGTGCCGTTTATCGCTGTTCCACCACCATTAATATAAGTTACAAACAGGGTGTCTGGGTTTACAAGTGTTTCGGCAGGTAAAACTTGTAAAACTTTAACCTTAATATTTGAATCTTCCTCCGTGAAAACAGTGCCTACCGGAATATCTGCAAATGCACCGCCCGTAACAGTTTCTATCTGAATAAAATCATAGGAAGCGTTTATCGCAATGTTACCAAACGATACGGCTGAACCTTCTTTAAACACATTACTACCAAATCTACCCATTTCTTCATAGATTAAAGTTTGTAGTTGTGTCAATTCTCTTGCTTGAAGGGCTCTACCCGAATTAAATAAAATCTGATGATAATTATCAGCTGAATCATAATCATCTTTATATAATTGCGATAGTGTTGAACTCGTAAATGTGCTTGCCATTTTTTATCCTAACTGAATAATAACTTTGGTGTCTTCGGTTTGTGTTGAAACTCTAGTAATTCCTAAAGTTTCGTTGCTTGTTAAATCTGTGTTTATGTTATTTATGTACAAAATATCACCTGAATATGCATCAATATCTGGATTTATAATCGCATCAACTGTTGCGGTAATTCCCGCATTGTTTACTGATACGATGGCCCCAGTTTCAAATGAGTTAAATCCAGTTTCTTCGTCCTGATAATAATAAAGGGTGTTTCCGGAATAATAAAAAACCTTACCTTTTTTTGTTCCTCCAGCAAGATCTGAGAACATCATATTGTTATCGTTCCAATCTCCAATAACAGAAGAGACCGTAAAACTTTTTAGTGCATTGCCTGTATTACCAACAAATGCAGACGAACTACCATATTGTTTGGGATCTTTTAGTAAGAACATCTGATTGAATTCTGAATTCGCTTGAATGGTGTTATTTTCACTCCCCACAAAATCCGCTTGAACCATTAATGATTTAGCTTTTAAAGTTTTTATGGGGTCAGCGTTAATACCATCAGGAGATCCAATTACTGGTCTTATGACTGCATCACCATCTGACAATACTACGGACGCATAGTCATAACCACTACCGTGACTAATAATACCATTGTCGTCGGAATCAATATTAATCCGCACAATTTTACCCGCATTGATATTGCATGTAAAACTTGCACTCGAACCGTTACCTGTAATAGTAATTGTAGGAGCTGTAGTGTAACCAGTGCCTCCACTGTCTATAGCTAAATTTATGATCTCGCCCGGAACCGCAAGATTTTGTAAGTCTCTCTGATCGGAATCTTGAGGAATGGATAAGTTGGGAGATTGATCAACAATCGTTTTAATTGGCATCCAATCTGAGGTTAAAAAATTTGATATTGCAACATTACTTAACATTGCAACCTGTCTCCAGATGTATCCATCAGAAGTTTTAAAACTAGATGCTAACGAACCCGAAGTTGGTTCAACGGTACTTGGTCTGATGGTGCCATCCGCAACTTTGCCGGTCTGAATACAGACAAACACTTCATTGGATGAATTGACCACATAGAAATTAGTATTCAAATCAGCCTCATCATACTGACTATAACTAACACCGCTAGACCACGGTATGTGAGGAACAACAAAAGAGTTAGAGGATAAAATTTTCACACTCTGCATAGTATGTCTTAACTGAGACTGAAAATACAGAGAAGATTGGTCTTCCCCAACCACAAAATTGTCGCTTCGTGCTAGACCCATATAGTATTGAACATCACTACCATCAATTTCATTCTTAAATTCATTGAGTAAGTGTCGTTTAAAATTATCTGTCACGGATGAGGTCATCTTTATTCTCTTAGTTAACTGTTCTTATTTATAAGGTATCTGTAATAATTGCAGTACTAGTTGAAGCCGTGGCATCAAACGTTATAAGATTATTACGCACTGCATTAAGGGTAGACTGGTTTGATGGCACTGCCGTAATTTTTATATATCCATTGTTACCCGATAAAGTTCCGGTAAAATTACTTAAAGTTAATACACCCGAAACAGAATCATATTCTCCCACATTATCGAACAGGTTCGTTCCTGTCTGAACATCCACAACTTCTATAATAGAAGACTTTAATCGGTTTCTTAAAAATGCTTTTTTATTTGAGTTTGACATGACAAAGATTGAACTATCGATAATATAGTTAACATCATCAGGAATAGCAATGCTTGTGGGAAATTTAATAGAGTAACTCACAACACCGCTTTCCGGAATAAAACGATTCTGCATTACCACATCTGTTCTTGAAGACAATATAGAAGGATCTGTATCGTCTATTATGGTTAGTAGATTCGATTTCCTGAATGATTCATCAAAACCTGTTAATTCATCATTAAAATATTTTTCGGTAGCGCTAGTAACAAGTTTTTCTATGGCTGTTTGAGTAAGCCCTGTAAGATTTGGATTCCATTGAAACCTTGTTTGTAATTCTAAATATGTGCTAACAGGATCAAGGAATTTCACATTAAAAGAAGCCACGGATAAATTTTTTGCGATATCAATTATAGAATTTTTTGTCTCGGTCTGAGTATCAAGATTATCTGTATTAAATAATATACTCAAAAAAACTGAACCATATTCCGGAGGAATATTATCTTCCCCACCCCACGATTGAACATCAGTAATAACATTACTAAACTTTCTTTTTACCAGAGAAGAATAATCAGCTGCTGTCACCATTCGGTTCTGAGTAGCATAAAGGTAGGGGGCATTTTTTCTAATACTTGCTATAGGTTCTTTTAATTGACCACTCATACTTCCCACAACGGTTACAACATTTAATGTCAAAGCATTGTTTGCCGCATCAAAAATTGTATTAACCGGAGTAAAGGTTCTTCCTCCATTTGCATCCGGACCGGCTACTTGATCATATAAGACTTCAATCTTATTACCAACTTTGGGAAATTTTCCTAACCGAGCGCCATTACCAAAAGTTAACTCATACTGACCATTGGGAGTTTCTTTCACCACAAAAATTGTAGAATCTTTGTTTATATTAACAACATTTTTAATAGCAGTATAAGTCGTATAGACGGTTGTACTAGTATCCGCATAAACACGAACCTGTACAGTGTCTAGATCTAAATTTGTGGTAGGAAGTACATATGTCTCATTTTCGTTTGCCGGGCCTGCGATAAAAATTTTCCTTTGTTCCACTCCTTCATATAAAGTCACATTTTGATTTTCGCCTAACTGAAAATAATATTGATTACTACCGTTATTGGTTGCTATTAAAGTATCCCTTGTCTTAAAGGTATAGGACTTATTATTAATGGTAGAAGTAAATTTAAAACCTGCTGGTAAGGTCATACTCTCAGGTACAAGACTATTCACTACGTACATATTAACCACCGCACAGGACGCTGTACGACTTCCAACACTATAACCTAAACTGCTTGCAAGATTCACAACACTGCTTCTTAATTGTGCAGTACTCAGAAAAGATTCATTCAAAGCAAAATTTGCCGTCAATGCGTTATAATGTGTATTATAGGCTAGAACATCTAATATAGAAGAAAGACCACTCGCCTCAAAATTATAGTCCGAAAATTCCGGACTTTGTGCCAGAAAAATTTTCAGATTATTTTTTATAGTATCAAAATCTAAATCTGTAGATTTTATTGTTGTTGCCATCGTATCTTTTCCTGTATGTTAGTCGTCTTCGTATAGATCTTCATCATCATCAAAGATTAAATTTAAACCAGATTCGGTTCGAATTATTAATAAACTTTCTGTCAGAATATAATCTTCTATAAAAGCTGTAGTCGGAGGTGCCTTTAAGTAAGGTGGATCACATACTTCAACCGCTCCCAATACGAGTTGTAGAACATCTACTATACCCGTAGAGATAACACGAAACTCCAACAAAATCTTTATTTTGTTCAAATTTGGTTGCGAAACAATTTTTAGGTTAAGTATTTTAACCCTTGGTTCATACCTATTAATAGCGTCCTTTATACGTGAACTTAATTCTTCTCCCGTATTTTCATCAGCAGGTTCAAATAATAACCCACTTAAGTTCCCTCCATACTGAGGTCTATAAGGTTTCTCAAAAGCATTAGTTAATAACAAAGACTTTAACGCTTGTTTAACAGAAGCTGCATCAGTTTTTTTAAACACGTCTCCATCAGTTGTTGTTCTAGCGTTAAACGTTAAATCAAAATCCGAATAGGGACGAGTCATAGTCACGCGGGGACTATTCGATAAATTTCCTTCTTCGTTAGTTATTGCCATTAGAGTCGCTCTGTGTTATACTGTTTATTTATAACTAATTCGGGAGAATTTCTAACAATTCATTAACAGTTTGCAATTCTCCATTATATCGGGTCTCTATAACACCTTTATATGTAACATCATATGACTCGGGTACATTAGGAGTTTCTATAACAATCTGACAAGTCAATTCGCCATTAGGATCAAATGTATCGTAATCTAACGTAAGTTTATCATAACCAATATAGTCTTTCCAGAAAACCGCTAAATCAAAAGTTTTTACGGGGTCAGTTTTTCCCTTTCTATTAACTAACTGATAAACGACTGCCTGGCCGGTTCTTCTCAAAGCTAATATACCTGACGGTTTCTCCCCGATATAATTTCCGCTACTATCAAATTTTGGGTTGGGTTCATAAATTCCTTCACTAACAATCAAACGGTGTTGACTATATTCTATATTAGATGTTACAGTCTGTATGATATGAGAATGTAATACAAGGTTACGAGCTATTTGGTTAAAATCGGGAGCGCCATTAAAACCTTCATTATAGAGTTTTTTGAGTTGTGTTCTAGAACCCCTTGCTCCCAAAAACTTGGCCATAGTAATTCCTGGTCCGAGTTTTAATTTAGATGTAACTTCTTTACCAGTAGGATCATATTTCGGATCAATCAATATTTTCATTTTGTTACCTTAAAACGTTTACTTCTATTATCAATAGGGTTGTTTCCTAATAACTCTACACCAAATCGTATAGTACCAGTTTTATTTGCAGATCTTCCTATATTAGAAGGAAGCGTCTTGGCAAAATCTTTGTTCAGTAAATTTTCACTTACCAAGTATGATGTGAACTTGCTGTTATTAAGATTAGCAGGACTTCTTAGTTTTGATCTGATTTCATGTATATCTGGGTCAAAATTAAACAGTTCTGCATACTCATCGTTCTTCTCCATTTTTTCTCGTAACAAAGGATCTATCTCTACATTACGTACTCCATAAGAACTTGTGGCCAACATTAATTCTACTATAGGAGGTGCTGGTAATGGTGCTGTTTGAGGCAATGGGGTATATGGCATAATTCCTGGTTTGGGTGGTTTTGGTACTGGTGCTGTTCCTCCTAAGCTAACCGCAGACGCTGCCTGAACCGCGCCAACGGCGTATCCAGACATTTCCGAGTACATACTATAGTCTGCATGTAACGCCTCTGTGGCGCGTCCTACGAGCGCCCCATAGAAGGTCGCAATATTCGTTACAGCACCGGGCAAACCCCCATATGTCTTGCCATAATAATCAATCAATGGTCCCCCAATAGTTCCTTTATGTCCTATCATAGAAATATGTCTGGCGGTAATATTTGCAGTACTCGCAGCAGCTGTCCATTCATTAACTGCTGTAGTAATTAGATTACT